TTCGTGGACATCATCAACGTGCGGGCTTCGGTCAACGCGGGATCGACGGCCACGGCGATGTTGGCGAACGGTATCACCGTTACCGGGTTCAACCCAAGCAATGTGATCTACGTCAGCCAGCCGCCCGGACAGACTTATTCAGGCTGGTCGCCGTGGGGCGATCCTTCCCCCGTGGTGCCCGGCTCCAGCGGCTCCTCGCACTCGTTCTACGTGATCCCGGACAACAATCCGGCGCTCGTGTTTGGGGTTGGCACTGGAGCAGCGAACTTCAACGGGTATGAGGCGGCGCGCGCGGCCTTCGGGGTTCACTCCTTCTCTGGCTACTCGACCTACACTTTTGGCATGATCGACTTTCCGGTTGGCGACAACTCGGGTGGCGTCTCGCTTCGTCTGGATGTCCTATGACCTACAACACCTATGAGACCTCGAACTCCAGCGGCAGGCCGGTCGCGCTCTACGAGTTCCGCTATGGCAACACCTACTGGCGGTACTGCACGGCGGACGAGGACCAGACGGTCGGTCTCGACGAGAACGACGACCCGGCGGTCTGGCTCGCGCAGGCGATCACCGATCAGGGTGTGACGCAGGGCGGCTCGGACCAGAACGATCTCCAGATAACGACGCAATCGAACAACCCCGTGGCCGCATTGTTCCGTAATAGTCAGCCGTCCGGGAAAGTCTGGCTGACGGTTCGCCGCTGGCATATCGGCGACCCGGACGACGAGACTCCGCTGCTCTGGAGCGGTACGGTCGTCAACGCGACTCTAGAGGACCGGGCGACCGTGCGGATGTCCTGCCGGTCGATAGGCGGCTCCTACGACCGGCAGGGGCTTCGTCTGGCATGGGGGCGCATGTGCCCGCACGTCTTGTATTCGGCGTTCGGTTGCAAGGTGAATAAGGCCCTTCATGCCTACCCGCACGAGATCGCCACGCTTGACGGGACCAACTTCACCGTCCTGACCTTCGCCGAGCCTGCTGAGGGCACGTTCACCGGGGGATTCCTTGAACTGGTTCGAGCCGATGGCAGCTTCCAGCGGTACGGGATCGAGTCGCAAGTCGGAAACGATTTCCGGGTTCTGGGATCGACCGATGGACTTGAGGTCGGAGGTGCGATAACAATCTATCCGGGGTGCCCCCGAAACACGACTGGCTGCAAGCTGTTCAACAACCTGCCTAACTACGGCGGGTTTCCGCATCTGCCGGGCAAGTCGCCGTTTGACGGGTCGCCGGTATTCTAGGAGGTCGAAGGTGCCACTGTTCGCTTGGGCGTTGATTTTTCTGGTGGCGTCGGTAGCGATCCAATCGCTGCTGGTTCGTCCCCAGAATCAGAAGCCCGCATCTCTGGAGGACTTCGACTTTCCGCAAGCCGATGAAGGGACGCCGCAGGCGGTGTTCTTCGGGGACTGCTGGACCGAGGGCTGGATGGTCCTCTGGTTCGGCAACTATCGAACGACCAAGATTCAGTCGAAGGGTAAGAAGTGATGGCGGAGCTTCGGTTGCATCTCCGCCACCTGAGAGCATCTCGGACCTGCCACCCGAACGCACGGCGCTGGTTCAAGGATCGCGGCTGGTCGTGGACCGATTTCCTAGCGAACGGACGGCCACTGGCGGACTTCATCGAAACCGGCGACCCGCTGGCGGAACCTGCTATCGAAGCTGCTCAGGAGGAGGCGCACAATGGGCGGCGGTAAGAAGCAGACCATCGGCTACAAGTATTATTTCTCGTTGCACATGGGCCTCGGTCGCGGGCCGATCAACGAGATCGCGGAGATTCGCGTCGGCGACATCACGGCTTACGGGGTCCCTATCGACCTCAAGAACACGGGCCAGCTTATCGCAATCAACCGGCCCGATCTGTTCGGCGGCGAGAAGAAGGAAGGGGGTATCCAAGGCCCCTGCTACGTCTACAACGGAGCCGAGGATCAGGTACTCCAAGGGGCGCTTGGCTCCAGCTTGGGGACCCTGCCCAGCATCGCCGCGCAACTGGGCGGAGACGTGCCGAATTTCCGGGGCGTGGTGACGCTATGGTTCGACGGCCTCGTGGCCGCGATGAACCCCTACCCGAAGGAGTGGAGCTTCCGGGTCAGGCGATACGATGCGGGATGGTTCAACGATGACCCGTGGTATCCGGGCAAAGCGCGCGTCGTCTTGCAGAGTGAGAACGGCGGCTCGATTCACGCGATGAACGGCGCGCACATGCTCTACGAGATCAACACGAACCCTGAGTGGGGGCGTGGGATGCCCGCCGATCTGATCGACGAGGACAGCTACGTTGCTGCCGCGAATCAGCTTTGCGCCGAGAAGCTGGGCCTCTGCATCCCGTGGTTCCGGCAGGAGAGCATCAAAGACTTCATCCCGGTCATCATCAATCATATCGGCGGCGTCCAGTACGTTGACCGGGAGACGGGCAAGATGACGCTGCGGCTGATCCGGGGCGACTACGACCCGGACGACCTGCCGTTGTTCACGCCTGACACCGGCCTGATCGACGTGATCGACGATGACGCCAGTGGCGAGGAAACCAGCTACAACGAGATCGTCATCAAGGGATTCGACCCCACGACCAAAGAGGACATCATGGTCCGGGTCCATAATCTCGCGGCGATCCAGTCGCAAGGCGAAATCATTTCCAACACGATTGAGTATCGGGGTCTCGCGACTCGGGAACTCTGCGGTCGTGTTGCGTTGCGCGAACTCAAAGTCCAGCTTCCGCTCCGCAAGATGAACGTGATCCTCGACCGACGCGGCTGGCGGATTGCTCCGGGGATGCCCTACCGCATCTCGCACCCGGCGAAGGGGATCAACAACATGATCCTCCGGGCAGGCGAGGCGCGCGATGGCACCCTGACGGACGGCAAGATCACGATCAAGTCGGTTCAGGACATCTTCGGGATGCCCGAGACCTCGTATATCACGCCGCCCGGTTCCGGTTGGACTCCGCCGACCTTCACCGCTCTGCCGCCGCCCGAGAGCCAGTTGTACGAGATGAACTGGAGAGACTTCTACCTTCGCTCGACTACCGCCGATCAGGACTCCGTGGACGAGGGAACCAGCTTCGTCGCGCTCGTGGCAAAGGACCCGCCGAACACCCAGACTCAGGGTTACGATGTTCTGACGAAGCCGGACGGCGGAACCTACACGACCTATTCGACCGTCGGGTTCACCGGCTGGCTGACGCTGTTAGCGGACATCGCGCCGCTCGATACCTCGTTCGAGGTCGAGGACGAAAACGTCGCCCAGTTCGTCACGGAGTTCGTGGCGGGCATGGTCGTCCTTGTTGACGACGAGCAGATGGAGTTCACCGCGTTCAACGACATCACTCGGCTCGCGACCGTGAAGCGCGGCGTGGCCGATACGATCCCGGCGGCTCATACGGCTGGCGCGACGATCTGGCTGATCGACGACGAACTGGGGGCCGACGGTCAGGAGTACCAAGACGGCGAGACGGTCTATGGCAAGGCCCTGACTCGGACCTCCACGGACCTGCTGGATGAGTCGGCGGCCACGGAGGTTTCCGTCGAGGTCAATCAGCGCGTGTTCCGCCCGTACCCGCCGGGGGACGTCAAGGTCGCCGGGACTTCGATCTATGCGCTGGAGGGCATCTACGAGGACCCGGCGCTGACGTGGACCCATCGCAACCGCCTGACGCAGGGCGACGTGCCGGTAGGCCATACGGAAGCCAGTACCGGGCCTGAGGCTGGCGTGACCTACAACATCCGCGTCTATGACGCCGATGAGATCACGCTGCTGCGCGAAACGGATGTCGGCGCGGTCGATACGTGGACCTATGACGACACGATGCAGACCGCCGACGGCGGCCCAGCCGAGGTCTGGATCGAACTCGAATCGAAACGGGATGACGTTGCGTCGCATTTCCTGTATCGGTTCAATCTGGTTATTACGGGCACCGCCCGCCTGACCGAGGACGGCGACGTTCGCCTGACCGAGGATGGCGAAATTCGGGTTCTGGAGGTATAGCATGGCAACGAAGAAGATCAGCGAACTCGCCGCCGCGACAACCCCGCTGGTAGGGGACGAGCTTGTCGAGATCGTGCAGGGTGGCGCAAACGTCAAGGTGCCTGTCTCCGAGTTCGGCGGCGGGGCTGGGTACGCGGCGGTGGAAACCATTTCCGCGACCGACACCGACTTGCTCGCCAGCCACTCGGGGAAGTATCTCAGGTTCACCGGAGTCGTCGCCAAAACGCTGACTGTTCAGAATGACGCGACTGAACCTCTCAGCGCGGATGTCGAGTTCCATATCCGCAACGTCGGCGCGGGCGATCTCACGCTCGTCGAGGATACCGCTGTCACCATCAACCCTCCGAACGGCGGGACGCTCGACGTACCGACCGGGGGCACCGTCACCCTCAAGCGCGTGGCCGAGGATGAATTTGACCTGCTGGGTCAGACGGTGGCGGCATGATCTCCGGAATCGTAGCGCAGGCGGTGCCGGGCACCAGCGTCCCCGGTGGAGTCGTTGACCCGTATTGGGATAACGTGGTTTTCCTGCTGCACGGGCAGGGGGCAGACGCCTCAACCGTGTTCACTGATCTCAGCCAATATGGACGGTCGGTAACTGCGGTTGGTGCGGCGCAAAACGACACCGATATTTCCGTGGGGGACACCCCGAGCATCAAGTTCGATGCGAACGGCAACTATCTTGTCCGCGATTACGGGCACGAACTCAATATCAGCGGTGCCGCCGGGCCTGATTTTTGCATGGAGGCGTATGTCTATTGCACGAATCTGACTGCCGGTATCAATCAGATTTTCGGTCGTCGTAGGAACAGCGATAACTACATTCTCCAGATCGAAGCAAGCGGCAACCTGAACTTCACGACGTTCAGCGGCACCTCGGGGACAACCCGGTTGTCCGTTCCTAGCGGCATGTCCAACAACACCGTTCATCATGTCGCCGTGATCCGGGTTGGAACGACCTATTACGGGTTTGTTGACGGCGTTCTCAAGGGGTCCAATACTCAGGCGTCGGGTTCAGGGGTTAGCGGTACGGACCTGCTGATCGGCGAAAGCGAGAACGATCAAGCGGCACGGTTCTGGCGCGGAAACCTGAACTGGATGCGAATCACGATGGGGGCGTCCCGGTATAATCTCGCCGGGTTTACGCCACCCTCGATTCCTTATGCGATGCTCCGCCCCGATCCGGTCGCGACACCCTCGGCCACGTTTGCTAATGTATCGCTGTTGCTCGGGTTCGAGGGAGTGGATGGGGCGACGACTACTACCGACGAAAGCAGTTATGCTCGCGCAATGACTTTCAACGGTAACGCGCAGATCGACACCGCTGAGTCTAAGTTCGGTTCTTCTTCTCTCCTGCTCGACGGGACCGGCGACTACTTGACGACCCCAGATGCTACGGAACTGAAAATACCAATCGGCACGGCCTCGACGGACGCCTTTTGTATGGAGGCGTGGGTCAAAGTCCCTGCTTCGCACAAAAGCGAGGCGACAATCTTCAACAAACGGCCCGGCTCTGGGGCGCAAGAATACAGCCTTCACCTCAACGGCGGGGTTCCGGTGTTTCTTGCCTTCGCTGCCGGTAGTGCGGTTATCTCGATTGTTTCGCCTGCGGGGGCCATATCTCTGGACGAATGGCATCATATCGCTGCGACCGCCGACGGGGTGTTCTACCGACTTTTCGTGGATGGAGTCCTTGTCGGCGTTGGCACCCGTTTCGCGGCCCCCTCGACTAACGCGGTCAACCTATATGTCGGGCGTGATGGGTTCAGCACGGCCCGAGATTTCAAAGGCTGGATTGACGAGGCCCGTATCGTTAAAGGCGAATCAGTCTACACGCAGACCTTCATACCTCCCGCTACGGCCTTCCCGCGCAGCTAGGAAACCATTTCCGGTGTTCAGCTTTCGTTCCTCCGGGCAACGAAATCTGGACATCGGGGAACCAAGCCGCTATTTACGGAGACACCGGGGGCACCGATGCAAGAGTCGAGGACGCTAGATATGATTATCCGTTCCCTGCGGCAGCACTGGCCCGCCCGAAAGCTCGAATGGCTCATGTCGGGCTTAATGATCGCTTGGGGCGTTTATGTCCTTCTGCATCCCGGCCTGTTCACCGCACCGGAAACGGCTTCCGTGTTCAGCGGCCTCGCGGCAACCTCCGCCCCGATCACCGACTACCCGGCTCTCGCGTGGGGCGGCTCCTGCTTCGTCGTCGGGCTGGGTCGCGGGATTGCGCTGTTCGTGAATGGCGCGTGGACCCGGACGCCGCTTATCCGATTGATCGCAAGTTTCCTTTCCATGTTCATGGTGACGCAAATCATCATCGGATTCTGGCAGTCGGGGGTTCCAAACACTGGCCTTGTCGTCTATCCATGGTTCGTGATCGCTGACCTCCTTTCAGCGTACCGGGCCGCCGTTGATGTGGTACATGCGGAGAAACAGCGGGAGGTCCAAAAGGAGACTCGCCGTGACACCCGCATTGCCAGCCTCTCCGCCTGACATCTCGGCGATTCTAACCAGCCTCGGGGTTTTCTCTCTCGCGATTGCCGCCGTGGTCGGGGGCATCTACAAGGGAATCAAGGAGGTCAAGAAGGGCGGAGCCGACACCGGGAGCGAAGTGAAGTCGGCGATTCTCATGGAGACCGTGACCGCCCGGTCGCTCTCCGACTCGAACCTCCAGCTTGTCGCCTCGAACCGGGAAATCGCCGATCTCCTGCGCGCGCTTGACCATCGCGCCGCGCAACTGATAGAAGCCTTGCAGGATCACCGGGCGATCACCCGGTCTCAGATCGAGGAACAGCATCGCCTTCGCGCCGCCACCGTCGATCTGCTGGAGATCATGCGGAGGCGGCCTTGAGTGACGATACCCAGAGCAACAGTGCCTCGGCCACGGCAAACCCGGCCACCTCGCGCGTTGACGTACAGGACCCGCTTCCCGAGACCAACTGGTTCTGGAGGCGGGTCTATACGTTTGCGCTCAGCCTGATCTCGGTCGCCTTCATCTGGTTCGGTCTGGAGGCACTGAACTCCATGCGCGAGCCTCGGCTGGTCTACAGCATCACCCGGTACATGATCGGGGTCCACGTCCTGCTTATCACCTTCTACATGCTCGCCCCGTCGGCTGAGCAGATGGTGAAGCTGATCCAGTCCGCCCGGCTGCTGCGCTCGGGCATCCCTATCACCCGGAGCGCCGTCGTCGAGACGCCGCAGGGAGGCCGCACAGAGGTCAGGACGACCGCCGGGGCACCGGAGGCCCCTCCAACACAGAATCGCTCTCCTGAACCGCCTGCGGGCGACGAGGAGGACTTTGCGCCAAGGAGTCGATCATGACAGAACGGATGACCATCACGCGGGAGAGCTACGAGCAGCTTCGCCGCATTGTCGAAGCCATGGGCCAAGGGGTCGAGGTCGAAGCCGAGATCGTCGTCACCGCACCACGGCCCGCCTCTGCGCCTGCTCCGGTTGAACCTGCGGGCGAGGACG